GGTATGAAGTGGGGGTTTCGTAGAAGTCGTAAACCTAGCACTCGACGATTGAAACGAGAAGCTAAGAAAGCTCAAAAAGCCTGGGATCGTAAGTATTTGTCAAGACATACTATGACAACTACAGATCTACGAAAAGCCACTGAAAGACTTAAAGCTGAAAATAATTTCGCGGAACAGGTTTATCGTTCTAGAAATATAATGAACGGCGGTAACAACAATAACAACAAAGGTAATAATAAATCTAATCCATTAACCGAAGTTGTTAAATCTATTGGTAACGATATTATTCGTGATCAAGCTAAAACCGGTTATAAAGTTATTCAGGATAAAGTGAAAGATCATTTGCCTGAGTATACTAAAGCAACAACCAAAGCCGCCCGTGCACTTGTTAAAGTAATGGGGTAATTTATTTTGGTACTATCTAACAAAGCATATCCGGAAGAGTACATGAAGTTTAAGGAGCAAGTTCTTAGAGGTGAGATTCCGGTAAATCGGATGGTGTCACTGGAAATGAACCGTATTGATTTCTTAATTGAGTCACCGGATTATTACTATGATAATAAGGCCATCGAGGGCTTCGTTAGGTTTTGCGAGAATGAAATGACCCTCACAGATGGTAGTGACGTAACTCTTCTACCATCATTTAAATTATGGGCCGAATGTGCCCTCGCATGGTTCTATCTCTCAGAGGAAAGGATATACAATCCTAAACTCGGTAAATGGGAGATAAAATCAAAATTCAAGCGACTTACGAACAAACAATTCTTGATTGTTGGACGTGGAGCCGCTAAATCTCTATACTCAACATTCATGCAGGCATACATGTTGCTTATAGACACAACCACAACACACCAAGTAGTTTGTGCACCAACAATGAAACAAGCAGAAGAGATCATGGGACCATTCCGTACAGCATTGAGTCGAGCTAAAGGCCCACTTGTGCAATATATGGTTCAAGGATCTAAGATGACGGGTAATCTCACTCAGAAACAATTGTTGGCATCGACTAAAAAGGGTGTTGAAAACTTCGCTACAAATAGTCTATTAGAAATTCGCCCAATGTCTATTGACAAGCTTCAAGGTCTTCGTTGTAAATACGCCTCGGTAGATGAATGGTTATCCGGTGATGTTCGCGAAAACGTTATTGGAGCAATAGAACAGGGTGCTTCTAAGAATGATAATTACATGATTATAGCAACTTCGTCGGAAGGTACTGCCCGTGATGGTGTTGGGGATACGATTAAGATGGAACTTACAGATATTCTTGAAGGACGATTCTTTAATCCCCATGTATCTATTTGGTACTATCGATTGGACGACGTACGTGAAGTAGCTTTCCCCGAGATGTGGATGAAAGCAAATCCCAATCTTGGGGCTACAGTTTCTTACGAAACATATCGACGTGAGGTTGAACAAGCCGAACACCAACCCTCTGATAGAGCGGATATTCTAGCAAAACGTTTCGGTATTCCTGTTGAAGGTTATACATACTTCTTCGTTTACGAAGAAACGATTCCTCATAGACCACAAAACTTTGATGGACTTGAATGTGCACTCGGTGGTGACCTTTCTCAAGGTGATGACTTCTGTGCGTTTACATTCTTATTCCCGATTGGTCGTGGTCGATTTGGCGTTAAAACACGTTCATATGTTTGTGAAAGCAAACTTAAGAAACTAACGTCAGCTATGCGTAATAAGTATGATGAGTTTATAAACGAGGGTACGCTCGTAGTCATGCCAGATACAATTCTGAACATGATGAAAGTGTATGACGATTTGTTGAACTTCATTTATGAGCACAAGTATTCGGTTTATGCATTCGGTTTCGACCCATACAATGCCAGAGAGTTTGTCGAAAGATGGGGTCGTGAAAATGGTGAGTATGGCGTCGAAAAGATTATTCAAGGATCTAGAACAGAGTCTGTTCCAATGGGTGAGCTTAAGAACTTGGCTATGGAACGACAATTGATCTTTGATGAAGAGCTTATGAAATTTGCTATGGGTAATGCCGTTGCTATCCAAGATAATAACGGTAACTACAAATTATCTAAGCGTAGAGCTGATGAAAAGATCGATAATGTTGCAGCACTTATTGACGCATGGGTTGCTTACAAACATAATTTAGACTTATTTGTATCATAGAAAGGCCAATATGAGTATTTTTACAGATGGACTTACGCATGCTTGGTCTATGTTTTCCAAAACGAAAACTACTTCCAATTTAGTTGAGACAGATGATGTATTTCAACTGTCCAACGAGCCTCGGGCTTTAAGCCCAAATACTTCCATAGCCGGACGATCATATAGTCGTTCATCAATTGCGTCTATGATCTTTAATAGGATCGCTATGGACGCAGCTATGGTCAAATTTCAACACGTTAAATTGGAGAACGATGGAGAGAACCAGACTGTACAAAAGAAATCGTCATTGCAGCGTCTGTTCGACGTAGAAATGAATATTGACCAATCGTCAACCGATTTCTTCCACGATTTGGTTTACTCATTGTTTGATGACGGAGTTGTCGCAGCCGTCCCATTAGAAGCAACAATAGACCCAATGACATCTGATGCCTACGATATTACATCGATGCGTGTCGGAAAGATTTTAGAGTGGTATCCAACCAAAATTCGTGTTAAAATTTATAACGAAACAAAAGGTGATTTCTCAGAGATTATTGTGCCAAAGAAAATGTGTGCGATTATCGAGAACCCTTTGGCAAACATTATTGGTCCTGAAAATCCAACAATGTCTCGTCTCTTGCAAAAGTTATCTTTATTAGATGCTCAGGATAGAGAAGCCATTGCTAACAAATGGAACATGATTCTGCAATTACCAGTACCTGTTCGAAACGATATTAAGCGAAAAGAAGCTAATGATCGTATTAAGGACATCGAGGTTCAACTTAAAGAATCTCCTATGGGTATTGCGTATGTTGCTGCCGATGAAAAGATCACCCAACTCAATCGCCCGGTTAATTCTAATCTGATGGACGAAATTAAGTATCTGACTGATGAGCTTTTATCGCAGATAGGATTAACCAAAGCGGTATTTGATGGGACAGCTAACGCTGAGCAAATGCAGAATTATTATACCCGTACAATTGATCCTATTGTGACTCGCATTCAAGAAGAATTCCAACGTAAATTCATCACGAAGACGGGTTATACACAAGGACATCGTATTGTTACGTATAATGATCCATTTAAACTTGTACCAACAAGTCAACTCGCAACAATTGGCGACTCATTGCTACGGAACAGAATTCTTACCTCGAATGAATTCCGTGCTGTTATCGGTTATGGACCTATTACAGATCCTATGGCTGATCAATTGTATAATCCTAACATCGCTGATAACAATCAAGATGTTTCTGTACCTGGGTCGGTCGCGTCCCCTGGAGATGAAGGTTACGAAGAGAATCCAGAAGAACTGGATGAAGACGGCTATCTCGAGTACCTAAGACAACTTCAAAATGGCGGCAAATAATTGACGGAGGTAAATCGTATTCATGGGAAAACATCCTAAGTATGATTTCGCGGGTTATGTAACCCGTAATGACATGCGTTGTACAGACGGTGTCACCATTCGTCATGGAGCATTTGCAGAGAACGATGGTAAAAAGGTTCCTCTGGTTTGGTCACACGACCCGAGCACACCTGAAAACATCATCGGACATGTGCTATTGCATCATGCGGATGAGGGTGTTTATGGCGAAGGGTATTTCAATAATACTCAAAAAGCTGTTAACGCCAAAGAACTCGTACAACATGGTGATATCATGTGTATGTCAATCGGAGCGAATCGTATTAAACGTACTCCGCAAAATGACGTTATTCATGGTAACATCTATGAAGTATCGCTTGTGCTCGCAGGAGCTAATCCTGGAGCCGTAATTACAGAAGTGCTACAGCACTCTGATAATCCAGACGAAGGGGAAAGTATCGTAATGGAAAGTAACGAACTTATTCATTCAGCTAGCAATGTGTTGCTTGGTGACGAAACACGAGTTAGTGTATTCGACCGTATTCAACACGCTGAAGAAGGTACTGAATCTGCAGTTCTTGATGAAGTATTGGGAACCCTTAATGAAGATCAACAAGAAGCAGTATCTATCTTGACTGAAGCAGCAGCTAATGCTGCTCTTGAAGCGCATGAAGCAGCAATCGACGAAGAATTTGAAAACGCTGTTGACGCTCGAGTAAATGAAATTCTTGATGAACTCGCAGCAGAAGCTGACGACGAAGATGAAGAATCTGAAGAAATCGAACAATCCGACAAGGGAGGAACTTTGATGCACTATAACGCA